CACAGAAAATCCACAAAATCTTCCAGATGATTGGCCAGCAGAAGTGAGAGGATCTGTAGAATCAGATCCTCTTGATCCAAACTGGATAAGAATGACAGATGAAAATTATCTGTCGTACATAAGTGATTCCATAAGAGTCGCTGCACTCAATGCAAGATTGGTGGAAATAGAACAAGAAAATACCTTAAAAATATCTTCTATTGTTGACTCAAGATTCGCAGAACTTCCTACATCAAAAATAGACTTCAGAAGACATCTTCAGGACGGAGTATACCTTAACAAAAGAGTTACAATGTCAAAAAATGGAAGACCAGTTGACTGTATATATCATTATGACGGAACAGATTATGCGAAAGTAAGATTTGAATTTACAACAAATTCATTTAATCTTTTAACAAACAAAAAGACATATCTTGGTTACCACAACGCACTTGGAACAATAACACAAGAGTATTTGCTCACAGATGAGTCAAATAATTTATCTGAACTATATGGCCTACAAAAGGCTGTTACTGAAAGATATAAAGCAAGACAATACATCTTTGATGAAATCAAATCATTTGTTAACGCAGTAATATTGCAAGTATATACAGCAACAGGAAGAACGTACCAAGAAGTTCTAACAGATGGTTCTGTATTCTGGAAGGAATATTCATCTACAATAGATTCATGGTGCCACATTGGTGACTCACAGATTATAATTAATAAAATTACAGCGGATGCCACAACAGCATTCCTTGATATTGAATTTACTCCTGGAGTGACACTGAGAGCATGGATTATTGATCGACTGACATATTGATACGTAAAAACAAAGCGGCTTTCGGGCCGCTTTTATTTTGGTTAAAATTTAGATGTATTTATAAAGCTAATGCACATATCTGCAATCTTTGGACTCCATAGCATATTAACATGATCTACATGTATGCATGCATAATCAGTTACGTCAGACATTCCATTCTCATGAATACCCACAACACCATCATGTATCCCCATGCTTCCTAAAAACATTTTTCCTAATATAATCAATGGATTCCAGGAAGACTTATATTTATTTCCTGCAATTACTCCAATTTTGCAATACGATTTTATAGAATAATCCATTTTATTAGATTTAGTTGATAATTCATGTACAATTGGAAACACTTTAGATATTAAAGGAATTTTAGCTAAAATTTTATTAGCAAGCAGGGCACCACGGTGAGGAGAGCCAAGTGTTATTATTTGTGATACTTTACAACGCAATTGGTCTGATGACGCTAATTTTGCTGCTATTATGCCTCCAAGAGAATGGCCAATTATGCAGACTTCATCAGAATAGGAAAAAGACAAATTAAATCTATCTTCTAAATGTGATACTATTTGATCTATATTTGAAGTTATAGAATAATAAGAAAAAGCATGTGTGCTATGATTAGTATGTATATCAATATAGGCTTTTAAGAACCTCATTGTTATACCATGGCTACCTAGTCCATGCAAAAGTATAATGTGTTGCATAATATCCTCCGATATGGTTGTGTTATGGTTTAACACAAGAATACAATAAATTTATATAAATACAATATGGTGAAAAATAATGGAAATGAATAAAAGCGTTAAGGATATTTTTGCAAAAGCAAACGCTATCAGAGAAAAAGCAAAACTAGAAGAGCCAAAAAAGATAGCTGCAGAGCAAGTCGAAATGCCTACGCAAACTAATGCTGTAGCAAGACATGTTGGAGTCACTGGCATACACATACGTAATGATGGAACAATAACAAAGAATGATTATTTAAAGAAATTAGAATTAGATCCATCAATGTATTCCAATATGAATTTTACAGAAGAAGAAGTTATGGCATTAACATATGCTATAAAAAGACAATCATCTGGAATAAATTCTGCAGTACCAATAAGATGCAGTGGAGACATGTGTCCATTTAAGGCAAGCTGTGAGCCCGATGGGGCACTAGTTCTCACTTCTGATCATGGATATATACCAATCGAACATCTGAATAGTGAAGTGCATAGACTTGTGTCGTTCAGAACAAAGCATCAATTAATTCTTGGTAAAAACAATGGGTATTCATTTAAAAAATACACAACATGGTATGATGGTACATTGATAAGTATAAATACAGTAAATGGATTTAGTCATAATGTAACGCCAAATCATATATCTATAGTTAAGTGGGCAGAAGAGGCTGAGTATGCATTTTGTGTATATTTAATGCAGAAAGGTAATCGCTTTAGAATAGGCAAAACAAAACTAATATCTAATACTAAATCTCAGGGTTATGAATTTGGACCACAGCAAAGGCTTGCAAACGAAAGGGCGGATAAGGTTTGGGTAATAGGAACATACAAAACAAACACAATGGCTCTTCTTGCAGAGGAGTATTTTTCGTGCAAGTGGGGAATCCCGAAGGCATTATTTATAGCAACAAACAAAAATAATACAAAGTATGATGGAATGTACAAATGGATAACACAAGAAGAACTAGATGCTCATCATGATTCCATGATAAAGGATGTGGAATACATAAAAAATTGCTTAATTAGCGTAAATAAATATTATGACGCACCAATAGCAACAAGAAATATATTTGCTGATCACAACATAAGTAGAAGAATTTCAACAGGTCAGTTCTTCACACTAAGGGCATGTAATTTAATATCCGAATACATGAAAGTAATAACGTTCAACAATGAAACGCTAGTAAAGGAATTTTCAAATATAGAAATAAAATACAAAACATATTCTGGAAACATACATAGTCTTGATGTTGAAAAGTACAATATGTATATATCGTCAGGAATTATTACTCATAATTGTCCCTATATGGCGATAGGAAAGCCACCATTGGCTAAGCCGTGTCTTGTAGAATCACAACTAATACATTATTGGACAGAACAATATATAGACGAATTTAATGTAGATCCATCAAACATAACAGAACTTCATATGGTTTCTGAACTAGCAGAATTCAATATATATGAAATGAGAGTTACAAAATATCTAGCAGAAAATCATCCAACACTATTACAAGATGTAGTTGTAGGTGTAGATGCAAGTGGCAATGTAATAGAAAATCAAGACATCTCGAAAGCATTTGAGTTAAAGGATAGGATAAAGAAGAATAGAATGAAAGTTCTAGAAGCCCTAATGGCAACTAGAAAAGAGAAAATGAAAGTTGTATCAGAAGTCGTTGGCGGTGGAAATACTATGACAAAACTATCTGAACTTAAATCTAAAATATCGGAATTGTCATCACAAATGAAAACAATGAAAGCTGTAGATGCTGACTTTAGAGAAATAAAATGAAAAAGAAAAGCGATACTCATGTCTACTATAATAAAAGAAGAAGAGGTAGCACTGTGGGAAAATATAAAACTGGAAACTTTATTTCTGAAAAGAATAACAGCACATTCGTTTATAGATCAGCATATGAGTACGCTTATTTACTAAAGCTAGAAGCAGATGTGAGTGTTGTTAATTACATTGTTGAGCCATTCAATATAGCCTATTTCGATGGGAAAAGAAAAAGATCTTATAAACCAGATATAGTTGTATTAAGAGTAAATGGCTCAATAGAGGTTATAGAAATAAAACCAAAGGCAATGCTCATGAATGAGATTGTTCAAAGAAAAGCTGCTGCTGCACGATCATTTATAAAAAGAAATTTTAAAAATGCAACGGTTGAATACAAGTTCATCACAGAAGAAGATATATTTTCAAATTCAAAAGAATATGCAGAGATTCTTAAATTACTATGATAAATAAAAAATCTACAATTGACTACTCAGAACATCCGTTAACAAAAAACTTTTTAAATAATATAATGAGCCAAGGAGGAGAGGCAGCAGGTGTATATACCTTAAAAAATGATGAAAAAAGAGTAGTGCGAGTGGTGCATGCGCTAAATACAGAAATGGCAGAGGGTGGTATTTACGATCTATTGGTTGATATAGGAAAGAATGAACACTGGCCTAGTCGGGCACTAAAAACCGAAAGTATAGAAGTAGTACATGGTAATTTTTCAGAAGATCTAAAAGCAGCACAGTTACAGGTACAACAAAGAGGATATGGAAGTCATGATTTAGCAGACTTTAAACTTGCCAGCAAAGAACAAGTTGGTCAATTGATTAAAGATATATCTACACTGGACAGACTAGGCATAAACTTCGACGCTAAGCCTAGAAATATTTTATTTGATAAAGAGATAGGTTTTCAACTGCTGGATTTAATACCAAAAACATTATATGCAAATGCACAAGAGGCAATGGAGAGAAATTCAGCCAAAGATGCTAATCATATTAAAAGAATTTTTGGAATAGCACAAAGCCTACTTGGTAATACATTTAGCAATAAAGAACTACAGGAGGCTGTAAAATCAATCAATTCAAACAAGCCTATTATTAGTTCTTCAATGCCTGTCGCTTCTGTCGTGCAACCTACGATGACTGCCACTGCAGTGCCAGTTGCCCCTACATCTACACAAACACAAGCACCAACAAATAGTACAAAACCATTAAAAGATAGGATACTATCCTTTGATATAGAAACATCATCACTAGATCCTGGCAATGGTTTTATATGGCAGACTGGTTTTGCAAGCTATGACAACAATGGAAATCTAACTTCTAGTGGAGAATATTTTGCACCATCGGATAATGCATCTGTATCAGACTTACAAGACAGACTTACAACTTCAGAATTTGGTAAAAAACAACATGAAGCTGGAAGATTTAATGAATACTTAGCAAGTCAAAAAAGACAACAAGGAGATGTAACAAAGTCATTACTTAATGCAATGTCAGGAGATAAGGATGTATTGCTAATCCAGAACTCAAACTTCGAAAGAAGATGGATGGAAAGTCACGCATTCTCAGGAACAGCAGAAGCTGGAGATGTAGCTGCACTGTCAGACAAGTCTGCATATAGCTATTTCAAAAGAGGAACACAAACAAAAGTTGGATCTCTTTACCCCTCCCCAGAAATACTTGGCCTAAGAAATGAAGCATCTGCAAAATACTATAAGTTCTTACAAACTGGAGACGCAGCACTATTTGACGAGGCAGCAAAACTACACTCAGATATTATGGCTAGATATGCAACTGAATTACTTGATACAACAAGTGGTAAATACAAAGTTGTAGACCTAATGGATATAACAAAATCTGTATTTGCAAAGGCAGCAGAAGAAGGATTAATAGACAAAAGGCATGTAACGATAGGAACATCACAAGAGTTTCTTGCAAGAATGTTTGGACTTGGGGAAGAAACCCACCTTGCGCCAGATGACTCAAAACAGGCATTAAGAATATTCGTAGATCATCTTATGCCAATGTATGAGGAATTACAAAGTGGAAACATATCTCAGTCAACAATAGATACGTTTAAAAAGATAAGTGAAGCACAACCAACAGAAGCTACGCATCAATATATGCGCTCTTTAACAAGAGCGTTTGACGAAGCACAATCCCAAGCAGGATATAGACAATCAATACCAATTGGCAATAGCAAGATAGAGAAATTAGAATTTATAGATAATAGAACAGGAAGTATTGTTAAGTCGTCAAGAGAATTTCAGACAGGAAGGCGCTATCTAAAGGCAGAAGATTCAGCAGCAATAATAGAAGACGTTAGTTCAAGATATAGAAATATACCAACAGCAGGATTCTCCGCTGAACAAGTTGAACAAGAAGTTGAAAGGTTGCCAACGCCAATACAGAAGCGGGAATTTGTAGAGACACTGTCTAGAGAGGTGCGTGAAAATAAAGATAAATTGCCAAATCTAAGAGATGCTGATATAAATGCTGGTTCGTTAAAAAAATGGTTTAAAAACAATAGGGGGAAAAGCATAGCACTTGGACTTGCTGCACTAGGAGCCATAGCAATAGCTGACTCAGATAATGGATCAGCAGAAGAAATTAAAACAACAAAAGCAGCAAAAAGACAAATGACACAATCAATTGATAATAGCTTAAGAATATATTCAAAGCCAAAAATATCAATAGATCCAGATCACGGTTCTGGTTTTGCAGACTGGAATGAAAGAACAAGACATCATGAATATTTTTAAGGGTAGATTATAATGGCTATATTTGGATCAGGACAACAATCTCAGGCACCAGCTGACGGTACTGCTAGAAGAGACTTTTTCCAAAGATGGAGAAAGGCAGGACCAAACGATCTAAAAGATTGGAGCACAATGGGCATATATGGTCAGGCAAAAGCATCTGATCACTTAAAGCGTGCTGGACAGTTTTTGAAACCCGGAACTGGCGTATTCTGGGAAAATACCATTAACTCTCTTGGGTTCGTAACAAAGAATCAAAAAGCCAGTATGTTAAATAGAGCACTAATACCTCTTGGTGGTGCATATATGGCATTATCAAGCACCCTAGATGGACATCCAGAAGATTACTGGGCTACCGCAGCTGGTTTTACTGCTGGCCTTGGAGCTGCACGTCCAATGGCAGAAATGGGACATGCGATAGGTAAAGCTGCTAGAATGGGAGGGGCATCTAGAATTCTTGGATATGGATTAGGTGGAACTGCAGCATTAGCAATTGGTGGAGCCGCATATTTTGCAGTATCAGCAGTTGGACAATCAATGAATGCAAATAACTTTGTGCAAGATGCTGCACTTACTTTAGGAAAGGGACTTATGAACACTCGTGGACTACAAACAAACAACACAATGACAGCTAGACAAAGAGCGCTAGGTAAGCTTGCAAGATCTGGATTAAACGACAGAGGAAGTCTTTTGGGCAATGAATCCATGGTGCTTAGAGGGTTACTGTAATGGGTGATGTTATGAGATTCGATGGAGAAACAGGACAAAATAGAAGTCTCGCAGATATTCCATGGAGAGAGTATATAGTTAATAAAAACTATAATAAAGATGTTGGCAAGATGTGTGAAATCTGTGTAAAGGATCAGATATCAAAATATGGGCAAGTAACAATTAAGTGCAATGGGCTACTTGGGGCAAAGAACTCGGTACCTCCTGAATTTGAACACATGTTTGACTCGGAAGAAATGGATCTATTGGAACAGGCTTCTAATCCTTATTATTGGGCAAGTAAAAATATAGATACAAAGAATACCAATGAATCAACAAAACTGTTCATGCCAAGATGGTATCAGCATCAAATTATGAGTTGTTCTTCCAGAAGAAAGACAATACGTTGCGGAAGAAGAGTTGGCAAAAGTCAAAGTATGGCCATGGCCATTGCTCACAAGATGCTAACAAATGATAAGTATTACGTACTTATTGTTACACCATATGACGCACAAGCAGAAGAAATGTATGTAAAGATTAAGCAGATCTTTAATAATCTAAACGATCCATATCTACAGATAGTTGCAAAAGCAAAAGAGTCTCCAAACTATGAGATAACGCTCAGAAACGGATCAAGACTAAGAGCATTCACAGCGGGTAGTAGTGGAGCAGCACAGGTTCGGGGACAGCCAGCTAATCTAATCTATATTGATGAAGCAGATTATCTTGGACAGAAGGACTTTAACTCTATTCTGGCTATTCTGCTTGATAAGCCAGATACAGAACTATGGGTAACATCTACTCCAGATGGCGAAAAACAAATGTATCGTCTATCACAAGATAGGGCATATAAGGAATTTCACTATCCATCATTTGTTCTGCCTCACTATAATGACGACGTAGATAGCGACCTAAGAAGTCAATCTGACGAGATGGGTTATGTTCAGGAAGTTATGGCAGAGTTTGGATCATCCAAGGCTGGCGTATTTCAAAAATACTATGTTGACCTATGTGGAAAAGCTAAATTCATAAGAACAAAAGAAGAGGTAATTGCAAATAGATCAAATTATATAATAACAATGGGATGTGACTGGAACCACGAAGGTGTTGGAACAAGAATAGTTGCACTTGCATACGATAAGCAAGAGAAAGTATTTTTCATAGTTGATAAGGCAACCGTTTCAAAAGAAGGCTGGACACAAACATACGCAATGGAAAAGATAATAGATCTTAATAGAATATATAGATTTGATAAAATATATGTAGATAGAGGATTCGGATATACCCAAATAGAAACATTAAAATCATTTGCTATGGCTCAATTTGGAAAACTACCACTTGGACATCCTGATTTGTACTTAGCAGAAATAGTTGGTATTGATTTTGGATCCAAAATAGAAGTTAAGGACCCATACACAGGACAAGATGTAAAGAAAGATGTTAAGCCGTTCATGGTTGGCGTTTTAAATAAAGCCATTGAAAAAGTTGCCATAAAATTTGATGAATCAGAAGATAGGGCAATAATGGATCAGTTGAAAGGATATCAGGAAAAGAGAAGTGTTAGTGGTAGACCAACATACAGTGCATCGTCTGCTGTTATTGGCGACCATGATCTTGATGCATTAATGTTAGCAATGTTTGCATTTAATGTTGAGTTTGATGAAATATTTTCCAATATGAAATCTCAATTGGCAATAAGAATATTGAAACAAGAAGATACATATGGAAGAGATCTAACGCATTTAAATCCAAATGCAAATCTAAATAATAATGGACTTGATATAATTGCAAAAAAGAGAGAGAATTATCAACCAGCAAATAGAACGTCATATTCTAGATCTATTACAAGTAGATACTCTGAAAACGGTACGGGTACAGAGATGAGAGTTGGAGACAATTTTAATAATGGTAGAATTGGCACAAGAAACAAAAATAACACGACAAGAAGAGCAGCATTCAAATGATAAATATTATTAATACAGCATCAGACGATATGATAACACCGTCTTCAGTCGATCAGATTGGAGTGTGTTATTACGACTATGAAACAGAAAGCATACTTGAATTATCTTCGATAGCAATAAACATGTGCTCTGTTTCTCCAATAACACCGGTAATTAAAAAATATTTCTTAATAGCAGAAGATGCATTTGCCTATGTGGATGTATCTTTAGTAGTTAGTGAAACAACATCTGTGTACTTTGGTGCGAAACTAATAGCGAATGAAGTTCAGCCATCTATTTCTGATTTTGATACATTGGTAGAATTTAATACGGCTAAGGTTGTAAATCCTCTACAGAATCACCTGATACCAATATGGATTCTTATGTATCCAAAGGTATCTGCGTCAATAGATATCCAAATGGCAATACAGATCGAGGCTGAATAATGGATCAGTTTGGAATTTCAGAAGAAATGACAGAGGTCACAGATGATGACCTCTTTCTTATTATAGAAGAATTAAAAGAAATCAAAAAAGACCTAAGCAGCAATCTCAGGAATATAAGATTTAAATATGATAAGGATAGGGATATAGAATTGCACGAATCCGTCATAGAAATGTATGGATTAGACTTCATAGAAAAGAATGGAACATACATAACATTCGATATGTTTTCAGAAATGTTAGATATAGTAAAACTAGCATCAGAATCAAAAGCTGATCAGTTACTCGGAAGGTACATTATATGATTGGATTTAGCGGAAACATGCCAAGCATAGAAAATGAAAAAAGAAGAGCAAAGCTGTATAGTCAAATATATCAATATGCATCTGAAGATTTCACCAATTATCAAAATATGCACCAGTGGATAACTGGTCTTTATGCATATCTAAATATGCTTGAGTTAAAAATACAAAGATTAACAGCAATATTGCAAAAGCATACGCATATAATTACTCCGCACATACATCCCATTGCTCCACATATACACATATCAACTAGACCGGGGGATCCAACAACTCCAAATATTGGTGCCCAAACAACACTTGTTAACGCGCCACTTGATACCGCAATACCAACACAGGCACCGACAATAGTTTGGCTAAAGGCACCAATGCCAATGCGCATACTCAACACAACAGGTGCTATAACCAACATGATAAACAAAATATCATTATCACCTGGATCAACACTTGAAGCAGAAGAGAGTGGCCCTCACAGGGTAAGAGCTAATCCACCAAGGATACTACTAATACCAAGCATACCAACATTCATATCACAAGGAGTCAGAAGTGGCCTTACTTAATTATCAATCATCAGCTTCTGAAGAAACTATATTCCATGCACAAAAGATTATAGACTTCTTTGGAAACTCATTAAGAGACAATGGATGTCTAAGTCATATACCTGCAACACTATACGCAGAAGCAGATCATCATATAGACAAGATAGAGGCGATAACAAGTGCTGTAAATACGCCAGTAGCACCTGTGTCTCCAGCATATGCAAATGACCCAATAAGAGCAGCTATAAGGCGTGCGGCAGGAAGAGATTGTTTAGATTGCAAACCAAAGATGCCATTAATACAATTTGAAGGGATGAAAGGGCAGGTAGCTTTTGATGCTAAAGATTTTATAGCAAAAATGAAATCAATAAAGTCTGGCGGATTTTCGGGATCATTGCCAACATTAGCATTTCTATTCGGATCATTTTGTATACCAGATCTAATAAAATTACTGTCTCTTCTGTTGGCGTCAGTAATAAGGTTAACATTCTCTCTGGATATAACTAAATTTAGTTTTATGGCACTGTTAACAGCAATACTAAAAAGACTACTTGCTAATCTGTTAACATTTTCAAACATGTCTGTTAAGCTATCACTATCTCCAATAATGTGTATATTAGATGCTCTTGTTCAGCTAAACAATTCATTAGTTTCCGATCAGTCAGGAGATTTTGGCCTTTCCATAAACAAGGATGGTGTATCAATAGATAACGCTAGTCAACAAGAAAGAGCAGATAGAATTGCGAAAAGAAATGAAAATGAAACTGGATTAAATAATAAAACAGATGCAACAATATTTCTAGGTACATCTGTAAGATCAACATCTATTACTGTAAAGAATTTTCATAAAGTAGAAGCGTGGCGTAATGGAATAAAAAGAAAGCTACCAGAACAAAAAGATATAGATTCCATAACACAAACAGTGTCACAGGTCCAAGATGTTATAAATAAAGGACTTATTGATATGGAATCCTACATAGGAGACATATTTGCAATAGGACGAGCAATACAATGCGAATCTGAAAGATCAACAAAGAAGGCATCAGACGCCATAGAAGCTGTAATACAATATATATCCTTAATAAACCTAATAAGATCTGTTATCAAAAAGAAGACTAGAAACATAGCACAAAATGTAATGGGATCACCAGAACTACAATACACTGGACAAGATAAGTTTACATATGAGGATGTTGCAGAAGTTGTTGGCGATATATCAGGTAAGTTGTCAAAAGTTTACAATACAGATGCTGGTAATACTGGAATATTAATATCAACGATTCCATCAAATACTGGACAGGATGCTCTATCTCTGTATAGTTGTAATATAAATGATTTTATAAAAGAATCACATATGGACAACATAATAGAGGATGCGAAGATATTCGCAGAAGACAATTTAGTCGGGAAAGGTAATCCTCCATCATATTTTACTGATGAGTATGTAATGGTAAATGGCGATGAGTTTATACCATTCAATATAAATGAAGATGATATATTGTCACAAGTATCTGATATATTTAAGTTTTTAAATATAAAAAATCCATATGATACAGAAGCGCCAAGATCACATGATTTGAAAAATCTTAATAAGATTGGAAATATACTGCCAGTATCGCCAGTATCAACAAGACTTGATAGCATACTTGGTGATATAGGAAGAATAAGAATTTAAGGCATAAAGATGCAAAAAATAATTCATAAAACAAATATGACATCAGCACCTCAAACGATTGCTGATTCGTCAATAAAAAGATTTAAGGTGATAAAGAATCCTACATTATCATTCTTTGGCCCACAAATAGATAATGTTAAAGCAACGTATTGGCAGTCACACGCATACGATCTATATGAGTATGGCAGAATAATAGACACGGAATCTTTTGTGGCAAGAGCATTCAACAAGAAGGCTGCGCTTATGTTTAAAAACGGGTATACAATCATGTCCGATAACGAAAACAATGCGAAGTACGTTGAATCAAGATTAAATGAAATGGCCTATGTTACTGGCAAGCCATTTGACATCTTCCTAAAAGAAACAGCAATGAACTTAATAACATTTCATAATGCATACATAGTAAAAGCTAGAAATAAAAATTCATCTACTGGTAAAGTAGTAGCGTATGGGACAACAGAACGTGAACCTATTGCTGGATATTTTAATATACCACCCGAAACAGTTCAGACAGTTGTTGACGACAGGGGTAAGATACTAAGATATAGAGAATACATATCCTCATCTAAATATATTGAGTATCCACCAGATAATGTAATACACATACACTTTAACAAAAGAACAGGATTCCTTATGGGAACACCTCCACTTGAGCCAGTTAAAGACGATATCTTGGCATTAAGACGCATAGAAGAATCAATAGAAACATTGATCTATAAATCTCTATTCCCAATTATACATGTCAAAGTAGGAACAGAAAAACAACCTGCAAAGAAATATCCAGATGGAACATCAGAGGTAGACATAGCAACATCTTATCTTAGGAACATAGAAGATGACGGTGGTATTGTTACATCAGAAAGAGTTGATATAACAGCAGTTGGTGCAGAATCTCTAGCGCTTAGAGTAGAAGGATACCTAAACCACTTCAAGGAAAGAGTATTCATTGGCCTAGGTATGTCTGGTATAGACTTTGGTGTTGGAGATGGATCTGGTAGGGCAACCGGTGAAGTATTATCAGAGTCACTAAAGGAAAGTGTAATGTCGTATCAAGATGCGTTCTCTGTATTTGTTAGTGAGTTAATTATAAAAGAAATTCTTTATGAATCTGGAAGATACAAAGCTATCTATATGATTAAGCCAGAAGATATGGTCTATCTTGAATTCAATGATCTTGATGTTGCATCGAAGATAAAAATTGAATCTCATGAACTCAACAAGATGACACAGGGCGTACAATCCGTTAACGAGACTAGAAAGAAATCAGGTCTTAAGCAAATGTCTGAACAGGAAGTTAAGAAGATGCAACAACAGCATCAATATGATCCTAATCAAGAGGCAGCAAATGAGATACAGAAACAACAAGTAAGAGTAACTGCGGCTGCAAAGAAGACTGCTGCATCTACATCTAAAAAGAAAGCGAAAGGATCATCTAATTTAACCAAGTCTGTTGCAAAGCCAAAAAATCAACATTCTGATTTTGCAAATGGTATATTGTCTATACTTGATTCTGCCTCTTCAATGAAGAGAGGAAGATTATATAATTATATATATTCCAATGTAATAGATGTAGATAATTGCACAGCTGGAATTGATGATAAAATAACATCAACAGTAGTTAATATATTAAATATGTATAACACTATTGACAAAAAACAGATTAAAGATATGATTTCAAATCAAATACTTACTCTAATAGTAGAGATAATGGAGAAAACAAATTGAATAAAAAAACAAAAGCTGATAGTAATTATTCCTATCAATATACAATGCATCTAAAAGATGAAGATATCAAAACTCTTAATACAAGAATTAATGATTCAAAGTCAGACCTAAAGTCAATAAGAGTTAAGATAGAAGCAACACACTCTGGCATTGTTAATGGTAATAGAAAGTTATATCTTCCAATAGGCATGAAGAATGGTATTGATTCATTTACAAAACCATATAATAAACCAGTAACAGTAAACCATGATTCATATGCTTCTCCGCTAGGAAGAGTAGTAGATGCAAAATATGTATCTTATGGAATTGGTGGTGCAGTAGATTCGCTAAGACCAGTTGGCGCAGTTGACATTAAATCAATTGCTAAAATACAAAAATTTATTTCAACAGATGCATATAAAGCTGCTGGATATAAAGGACTTGGCCATGTAGAATTAATAGCGGAAATATCAGACAAAGAAGCAATACAAAAAATTGCAGATAGAAGATATTTAACAGTATCAATAGGTGGCGGATCAAATTCAATGTACTGTTCCATCTGTGGTGTTGACAATAAAAAAGAATACTGCAATCATTATCCAGGCAATGTATATGACGGACAAGAATGTTTCTTTGTAACAGGAGACAAAATGTATTTTGATCATGTATCATACGTTAATAGTCCGGCAGATCTGAACACAAATACTGAATTACTAGATTCAGCAGATTGTAAAATAACAATACTAGACTACGTAACAGTAGAAAAAGGTAGTAAAAAGATGAAACTAACAGAACACCTAAAAGCAAAGTTCCCAACATATAGTGAAGTAAAAGATTATATGGTAGGAGCTGGACTTGCAAAACATGTAAATGAAGCATCTGCATCTGCAGCTAAAGAACTAGACTTTATTCTTTCAGATGAAAAGATTCTTCCAATTTTTGACAAGGCTCACGCTATTGCAGCAAGACTTATTGTTGCAGATGCAGAGATTGAAGACGCAGATAAAGACGCTGTTCTTGCTGTTATTGATGAAAAGCTTGCAGCACTTATTGGAAAAGACTTCTCTATAAATGATGAACTTGATGCTCTAAAGGCAGTTGAGGATAATCCAGTAGCAGTTGTTGAAGATAAATCAAAAGATAATTTGACAATATCAGATGAATCAATTAATAATATCGTATCTAAAGTAGTTGATGAGATTAAAAAATCTTTTAACGTATCAGATACATATGCAGCTTCTAGATTAAAATCACTTCAAAAAGTAAATGATAGTCTTGAAGCAGAAGTACAATCTCTATCTGATAAATTAAAAACAAATACTGTTAATCAGATATTGACATTAGAAGATAAATTGTCTGATAATGATTATAAGACAAAACTTGAATTAAGAAATATAACATCGCTTGAAGATAAACTCGCAGATATTCTTGACAAGAATAAATCAACAAGAACAGAACCTGAAACAGTAACTCAACAGCTTAATCCAAATTCTGTTGACAAAACAAATGTTTCTGATACTGTTGTTGAAGATACAACTGCTGTAGTTGATACTAATACAACTACAACAACAAACGATAATGAAAAATTATCAAACTCTGAAATTATAGACGAATATAAAAAACTCATAAGAGAGAAAGGTCTTAGCGGTGCTAAGAAATATATTCAAGATTTGAGAGATGCTAATAAAATACCAGACACTTTTACTTTTTAATAAGGGGTTAACCAATAATGGCTAATAATCCGTATCCTGTTGTACCAGGGTTAGTTCAAACATACAAAGAATGGGATGACGAAGGTCAAATTACACCCAACGTGGAATACTCAGAAGGCCAAAGACCTGCCGGGGAATTCCAAACAGCTCCATATCTCAACAGAGTTAGATATGTAGAATACACAAGAGAATATATTGTTCTTTCTCAAGGCAAGATCGTTTCTTTTGATATCAACGGCTATGTAGTACCAGCTGGTCTCAAGATCCAATCTGCAGCTTATATCGCTGCCTTTAATGGCGCAGCTAATGCTGGAGCTGGTATTATTGCAGGTGATGCACTAACAACTCTTGACAGATACACAGCTGAAGATGTTAAGCGCGGCCAGAAGAATTTCGCTGGAGTGCTAGTTGTTGCTGGTGAACCGGTTGTTAAATCGTTCTTTAACAATGCAGTGCATCCAAACGTAACCGCAACCAACATCATATCAAGTCCAGTCGGCGTAAGCTACATGAACTTCTATCCTCATCCAGGTGGAGATGGAATCAATCCAGCAAGATTTAATAGATCAAATGTGAACTACCAATCACGTATTGGATTCCTTAGATACTATCAACTTGAATTGCCACTTGTTGCAGATAACGCTACATATGCTACAGCTCCTATGGCTGGTATTGCAGCTTGTATCGCAGCCGATGGAACAGTTAAGCCTGGTCAATTCGTAACATACGATTACAATTCAAACTTCGTTGTTACTGGTTACGACTATGGCGCAACAGATGAATCAGATATCCTTGGTCAAGTTATGTCGGTTAGAGATGATGGTCCTCATAATCTTCTAAACAGAGTTAGAACTGCTCAGAATGGTACTTCTACATTACAAGCTATGCCAGGAACAGCAACTGCTGGTCGTTCCGATGCCGTTACATATTCAGCTGGATATGGCATTGTAAGAATCTGCCTAGGCCGTTAATAGACTACACAATAAATAAACTAAGGAAATATAAATACTATGAGAATTCACCAAACTCCTTGGACCGCAGACGAGTTAGCAGTTAAAGACGAAATCAATTCTTTGTATACTGCATTTAACAATGGCGGTGTTACATCTGAAGGATTGAAACTTTCTGTTACTGACGCCCTTAATACTCCAATGGCACCAATGTCATTCAAGCGCGTAATTACAGAAGTAATCCAAGAAGCTATCGAGCCAATTCTAATCGGCGCTAGACTTCTAAATACCATCAGAATGGATGGTTACGGAACACAAGTAAACTTTGGAACTCTTGGGGCTGTTGGTCCAGCAGATCTTTCCATGGCAGAAGGACAAGAATATCCAGAATTCTCCATCCAAAAGGGTGGCGGAACTGCAACAGCAAATATTGGTAAGCACGGTATTGCCGTTAAGATCACTGAAGAAATGATGAAGTTTTCTCAGTGGGATGTTATCGGTCTACATGTTCGCCAAGCTTCACGTGCTCTTGCTAGACACAAAGAAAGACTTATTTTCAATATGGTAAATGATTCTGGTGTTGTTGTATTTGATAACACTACTCCAGCAAGTGCTGAAATTGGACGTACCACAGGACGTAATCTTACTGGAGCTGGCAACGGTTCTATGACTGTTGACGACCTATACGATATGTATGCTAAGTCTCTTGAAAGAGGATTTACTCCAGACGTAGTGCTTTGTCACCCACTTGCATGGGCTACCTTCGTTAAGGATCCAAACATGCGCTCTATCGTCCTTGATGGTGGTGGAATGGCTGGATGGTTCAACGGATTGCCTTCTGGTGTTACTGGTTCACAAACCGCAGCTTGGAAGCAAGCAGGTCGTATGTCTGGTGTTCCTACTGCTAATGCAACACAAGCAGAAAGAGAAGGCACACAACAATCTAAGATTGGTTTCCCGTCAATGTTCCCATTCGGTGGCTTGACTGTTATCCCATCAGCGTTTGTACCGTTTGATCCAATTACAAAAACTACATCCATCATAATGATGGACTCTAAAGAAGTTGGAGCAATCGTAATTTCTGAAGATCCAACAATGGAAGAGTGGAAAGATCCAGCTCGTGATATCCATAAGCTTAAGGTAAGAGAACGCTATGGTTTCGCGTTGTTTAACCAAGGTATGGCTATCTCTGTGGCTAAGAATATCAGCATTGAACCTAATGCAATTGTTCTACCTCCTCAAGCTACTATTGCTAACGTACCAGTTATTGTACAGAAGCCTTAATGCTTAGTTGGACAATGGGCCACGCAAGTGGC